GTGACGTAAGGGGTGTTCCAAAAACGATGTTCCCGTCATCGTAGCCATAAGCATCGTCTGCCGAAAATCCATAATTTTCCGTTGACGAAAACCCATATGTGCTTCCATATTCTTGGAAATCTCGTGGTGCGTAATTTGTGCTTATAATCACCCCTGTAGTCCAATCTAATTCAAAAATTACAGTACCTGTAACCGCAGTTGCTATAGTATCAGTAATCTGATTTCCACTAGACATTATATCAATATATATTTCATTATTTGCCATATAAACATTTATATAATTTGAGGCGTCACCATACGCCGAAAGAATTCCCCCATAGCTAATTGCATCACTAGGAATATTTATTAACTTTGTAGTAACTGTTAATGTAGTCCCTGTAAGAGTAATACTATTATCACTATGCGCAGAGAAAGTACCATTTACATATGGCGGAATATAAGCACTGTTCGTCAGCGAGCAGAATCTGCAATCGGTCATTGTAAAAGTAACCGCCGCTGTTGCTGTTGCTGTAAAGCTAAGTGGATTTCCCTCTGTTGCGGTTCCATAACTACAAACTGCTGAACCTCTGTATACTTGGAGGACGTACACTTCAGTATCAGTTAATGATACATCCTGTGTTGCTGGTTCGTTTGGGCTAACAATCAAGTTAATATGCTCCTCGCCCATATATCCTGACAATTCGTACCTGCCCACTACCGTTGCTGAAGTAAAGTTCCCCTTGGTAACAATATTACTAGCACCCGTAGCCACCACGGTGACTGCGTTTAATTCAGTAGTGCCTGCCCATGTAGTAGCTGGAGTGGCATCAATTAAAATATTCTCTTTTGTACCATCTCCTTCTGTAACTGAAAAAGCCGAATTTGTCAATAAATTATAAGGCAGTGCATCACCCGGCACCAACTGCCATCTGTGACTCGGTGTGGGCTCATTGAAAGAGTCTTTGTTCAACACCTCAAAAGTATTTGTAGCACGGGCTCTCCAATCACTTTGTGCAAAAACCTCTGAATCTATTTTATCTACAACACAGTCATACATCCCCGCGCCTTGGAGCCAGACATCGCCTAGGCTATAAGGAGGGGAGGGTCTGCTTTGAAATATCTGTTTATCCGGTGTGTTTTGAACCGCTATTAATTTGTTTAGTACATCATCTACATTTGCGTGTACATCATTGAGTACTGCTAGTGATCTGCTTTGGTCACTACTTGCTTTTGTAGTACTTGGTGTCCATTGAGTAATTGAGTCTATGTCATAAATAGAAGCCACGTATTCCGCACAAGTAATTGAGGCTTGCATACGACTGTCATATTGTATATCAGTAATAATCAAGTCTTCTGTTGCACTACCTGTTAGCCCATATGAAAACAAATCCCCTACTGCTATTCCATGAGGAGTGTATGATGAATAAGTAGAAGAATCTTTAATAACCATTGTATATTGGTACCCATCATCTGTGACTACGTTATAATCTAATAAATTACTAGGGGTTCTAATAGTGATTCCATAGTCTGTGCCGGTTGTCATTAACACTTGTTCATCAACAGTAATACTTATAAGTAGTCCACTTGCGTCTGATTCAAGTGCTGTAATGCGTCCACTACTGAGTGCTGTTAGAGTGGCGTCATGCTGTAACAATACTCTATCACCTTTAGTGGCAACAAGTGCGTCCATGCCTGTGGTAAAATGGTGACCTATTACTTGGTTTTGAAAGCTGTTTTCCACAAATTTAGCAAGTGCATAGGCTTGTCCATAATCTGTTACGTATTGATAATTTATGGACTGAGTAGTTGTGGGGCTGTCGTTTGTGTCTATGACTTCAATCATATGACCTGTGTCTGCATTGACAAAAGTTACTTGTACATTGTCGGGAATGTCATTGAAAGTACGGGTAGCACTGTAACTGTCTTTGACTATATTACGTGCGGTAAACATTTGAACAGGAGTGGGTTTAGCAACTAATTGTTGTATCTGATATTTACCATCTACTATGCCATAGGTTGACTGACCCGTATTAGCTATTTTAGTTAATTCATCGGCTACGGTGGTGGAATCAAAAAGGACTCCATTGCACATGTACGTGTAGTCACGAGTGGTGTCGCCATAAGTAGCCTCTCCACCTGCTTCACACCAATCATGCCATGTTTCAATACTTGTTGTATCAAAATATGTGTCGCTATAAGTAGTGGGGTGCTGTGCTAATTTAGTGTTGGTTAATACATCTACGAATATACTTGCGGGGTTGCTAGTTTCTCTTGTTATCCAAGCACTAGTGGCTGAATCGTAGTCACTAATCCATCTATTGCCTTCTACTGTTAATGTGTTTATACTACCGCTTAATTGATCACTAGCTCTTATCTTCAATACTAGTAGCAACAAGTCAGCACCTGTTGTAGTGTCTACAGGGGAAATCTTTGTGCCATCACTGTCGACTTTATTTGTTTTAGCACTGATTAAAGTAAGTGTGTCCAACACTAATCCTGCTGTCATGTCGTCACTATCAGTGGTAAGTTCTTTCCAAGTTTTTGTACCAATCCAATCAATATATTGAGACTTTACTTTATGTTTTTCAATTCGTATATTAAACTGCCCTCTAACTACCCCAACAAAACCTGCTAAATCAAGAGTTTGTGTAAATGTGTATGGTTCAGTTGTAGCGCCTTTATACTTCTGATTATCTACTATTTTTCTCCACATGGTATCGTCTTCACCCGCTAATTTTACCCAAATGTGGTATCTCACCATGGCTTTAAATAGTTTGTCATTACTACTGCTCTTTAATCTACCTATACCACTTAAAAATCCCATGTCTAAGTCTACTGAGGCCACATTATCGGGGGTAGTGTAGTATTGATAAGTTTGGTAACGACAGACTTTGTTTATACTTGTTTGCTTTGTTTGAAAAGGATAGTTAGTTTTAGTGGGATTGATGGCAGTACCTAAAACACCATCTGTAACTAATTGCACGTTTACATCACTGTATACACAATTTGCACCATCTACTATTAAAAAGGATATAACAACTGCTACAGCCCCCTCAGTTGTCATTGACGCCCCATCAATAGGGGTTACGGTTAACACATCATCAGTAAATGAATCCACTGTATACTGTCTGTCATTTTCAACACTACCTACAACAGATATATATGCATTGTCATACATTTTAGAAGCTGTTACAAATGAACCCACAGCAGTCATTGTGCCACTTGAATCAAAAGCAACACTAGCACTAATAGTAGTGGTTTCCGCTAATACATTGTCATCTATTTTTATATTATCAATTACCGTTGGGTGATACCCTAATACATATAATTGATGCAGATAAGTGTCTTGAACCGCTTTTTCATCTACAATCACAGATGAGTCTACTTTAGTAGTGTAGTCATTACCCCCAAAACTAGGAGTGAATTTACTGCTACCATATAATACGGGTACAATTTTATTTTGCTCATTACTATTTTCTTTAGCACTAAGTGAGTATTCTTGTATTGCTTTATCAGGTATAGCCGCAGATATACCCCATCCGATAAGGCCACCAATTAGTGCACCAACACCTGCAACTACTAATGGGGCGAGTCCCGCTGTTAATAATGTGCCCCCTGCTACTGCAAGCCATATTAGTGCCGCCATACCGCCACCTACAGCACCTGCGGCGGCTCCGGTGCCGTCTTCGCCCTCAGGTAATGCCTTTATAACAATTATGTCTTCATCGTCTACTACTCTTGAATAATCGGTAATAGATATATCATTTACAAAAACAACACAACTAGCTATAGCTACATCGATGTTTTGTATTAAATACAGTTGCTCCACGGTTTGACAACAGTAGTCATACTGTCGTACAAACTTTTCTTGTTTAAAGGGATTTGGCTGTATAGTAACTGTAATCACATTAAGCTCCTAGTTTTTGTACACGTCATCTATTAAATAAAATTCTTTTACTCTGTACCTAGCTAAATACATAGACGACAGGGGTTCAAATACACTGTTGTAGGCTTCCGTTGTATGTAGTATTCCATTATTTGTACAAACACCCATGTGAACAGGATGTAACCCACGATAGAATAAACACACTGCATTGCTAATAGGGTTATCAACACGTGTTCCACATATAAGAGGTTGTCCCTCATCTATTAATTGCTCTCTATCCCCCATTGTATACCTAACGTCATATAAAGGCAATGTATACCCTTGTTCTTTTAAGAATAAATATACTAACCCGTAGCAATCACAGGTTTCAAAACTACGACCACCTAGTGCGTAGGGAATACCTATGTACTTGATTAAATCCACTTAAAATACTCCGGGGAACTTTGCAGGTGTTTTTACTAATTTAGGAAATGCGTCATGCAAATACTGTTGATAAATTAGTTCACCCCTGATTACTTTACGAGTTATAGTTACATCACGTAATACATATGAACGTTCTATTTCAGCAGTGTCTAAAGCACTAGAGCGTACAAGTTGCTCAGTTACTGTTAAATCCACTAATCCCGCATCTAAGATAAATGTGGTCATACTACGATCTACATTGTCTATCTCTAGGTTGGCTGAACGCCGTCCTTCTCCATCTTGTGGCATAGTAAATCTAAATGCAAAAGGTAGGAATACATTTCCTTTTGAAGTCACTGATTCGTGGTTGTTTACTATGTATAAAGGCGTGGCTTCACTGTAATTTAGAGTAAGTAATGTGAAAAATACTGTGGAAATCTGCTGACTGTTTACATCAGTTTTAAAATCTGTGCTTACACTACGGCTCATGCTGTTATCTCCACTGAAAAACTTACATTAAAGGCATCAAAAGCCTTGTAACTAATCTTAGGAGGTGCCCCTATAAATCGCATATTAGCGGCAACCGGAACTGCCTCAGTAGTCTTTCTAGGATGTTCCCATGTAAAAATAGCTGTACCATTATACGTAGTAGAACCATAAAATGTCTCTAAATCAGACACTTGGTCATTCGTCATTGTCATCACTATATTAAATGTGGTTGGTACTGCGTTGAATAAGTTTCTCATTACTACAGGCCCTGTGTCCATTTCCGTTTCTAATTTTGCTTTTGCTCTTGTCTCACTATATCCACTTTGATTTACATACTGTGGTAATGTTGCTGGCCATGCACTCATATCTTATCTCCTTCCTTGTCGTGTAACACCATATGAACTGCCCATTGGAGAGTCAAATTCCCCTGAGTTCATACCTTTCTTAACTGTGTCGTATATCATAAATTCTATTTGCCTAGACCCATCTGCACCTGTTGACTCCCTTGTTTCTACCTCAGCTTTTGCCGTGTTGTTTACTACTATGTTTACACTTCCACCACCGAACCCAAAATCATTTGCTCTGCTTAATGGCACAACTGCTTCGGGTTCTCCGCCTTCACCTATCATAGCAAGTTGTGGGCTGTTTACTATTCCGCCTTTTGCCAACCCTATTGTAGACGCACTGCTTGTAATTGGGGTTGTGCCACTTGCATTCATCGCGCCTTTTCCTACTGCCGCTAATCCTGATGCCAGTAATGCCGCTAATCCCAATTCCCATTGCCCATTTTCAAATAAGGACATACTTGCCTGAAGTAATATTGCAGGTAAGGCATCAATTATAGTTTGTGTTAAATTTGCCATAGAATCACTAAAACTATCTACACCACTACTACCTGACGCCCATGCCGCACCTAAACTTTCAAAAGCAGGAAGTAATTCACCTAACATCATATCGAGTAGCTTTTCCCCTGAATCATATAATATATCAAAAGGGGTAAGTGTAGGGTTAATTAACTCATTTAGCTCTTTAAAGTCCTTATTAAATTTTGCTACCAACTCCGATACAGTGGGTGCTCCATCCCCTGTGCCCATTGTAGTAGGAAAGGGGTTTATACCATTTTGAATTTCATTAAGTACATCAAAAGCAGTTACTTTGTCGGCATCTACTACACCCACATTTCTTGCATCTACTACATTTGCAACCTGTGATTGTATACTCGCCATTAATTCAGCTATTCGCAGTTTCTTTATATAGTCTTCCCAATCTTCGGGTGTACCTAAAAACGCCTTAATCATATCTTCAGCTACATCAGTCTTTTCTAATTCAGCAGGAAACGCTATTGCAAATAAATCTACAAGGTTTTTATATGCGTCATTCTGCCTCAGTGATTCGGGGTCGCCAATAAGTGCAGTTAGTAAATCTTTACTAGATCGCCCCTCTGTTAGAACTGCGGTTGCCAATGCATCTTTAAAATTAAGTTCATCAAGCATCTGCTGTAAATCAGCTTTTAAATTCTTTGGGTCTCCTACAAGTCGTGTGAGTATGGATTCATTTGAGGACATGTCAATAGCATCTACAGCACCTGTGAGCCACTCCTCTAATACTGCCCTAGCCTCTTCAGTTAAGTTTGGAATATCTGCCCCTGATATTAAGTCCGACAGGACATTGTCTATGGTATATGTTTCTGTTAATTTTACATTCGTTAATGCCGTAGAAATTGCTGTGTTTAGATCAGCTTGGTCTATCATATCCTGTATAGCTTTTTTAGCATCGGCCTTGCTTCCTGCACCAAAGTATGCTTCAAATATACCTTGTAGTGGGTTTACTTTTTCTGCTTCTATATTTAAGTCAGCAAGAGTAGCCATAAATTCAATCATAGATGCAATTAAAGCCGTGGCATCAGTATTAATAAAAAGGTTAGAAAATCCCATTAAAACGGTTCGTAGGTCTTTATCCATAGTACCTGTAGTTGCAGCAACACTATTACCCACTTTCGCAAACTCAGCGCTGACACCTGCTATAGAAGTACCAAGACCTGTACTAAACTTCTGCACCTTGAGTGTTATCCCCTCTAATTCTAAAAAGTCTTCAAAAGCTGTTATTGCGCTTATGTCAGTTACACCACTGTCTATTGCGTCTGTTATAACTTTCCACACATTGGGTTTATACTCATCAGCCACACCGGTTAGCCCTGCCATAAGGGTTGCCCTTATACCCCTAATCTCTGCCTCCAACGATGCCTTCAAAAATGCGTTTTCATCACCTTCAAAAAATGCGTCAAATAAACTAATTTTTTCCTGAGCTTTTAACAGTACCCTTAATTCATCGTTGGCTACTTTAGTAGAAGCCATAACACTATCCACAAGGTCTTGCTTTAACGGATCGTCTAACTTTCCCCCTGTATCAAGAACCATTAATTCCTGCGTGGTTAACCCTATATCTTTAAAGGCATCCGCA